GATGAGCTGGACGCGGCGCAGAAGGCTTTCGACGAGGACGAAGCGCTGGTCAATGAAATGCTTGAGCAAATGCCGGAGGCGGATCGCGCCGCCGTTCTGGCCGCCAGCCGTGATGAAGCCGAAGCCGTGGCTGCACAGGCGCAGCGAGCTGAAAGCTATTCGAAGGCGTACCGCGCCGCCGCCGTGTGCGACATAAGGAACGGACAATAATGAATCCCTGCATTGATGCTGTACGCGCCGCCGCCGGCGACCTCGAAGACCTGGAACTCGCGGAGATCTTTGAACTGCTCCGCAATCGCACCAAGGAAATCATGGCCAGGGAAGGCGCCTTGGGCATGGAACAGGCGACGTTGAAAGCTGCTGACGAGTTGGGCAAGCAGGCGCGACATGCCGCGCTGATCGAGCGGCGCAACGCGCTGATCAACCTGCGTCGTCGCGGTGAAATCGTCGCGTTCATTCGCGGCAACTTCGCCGACCGCCCTGACCTCGGCATTGAATCGCTGCTGGTCGGTACCAACCTTGCGCGTCAGGGTTCGCGTCTGTCCGTGGCGGCCGAACAGAAGTCGCTCGGTGACGCCTACATCGGCGGTCTGATTCATGACCTCGAAGCCAAAGACCTGACCGCCCTACTGGCAAAGGGCAGCTCTGACGTTGATATCGCGGATGCCTTGTGGAAGATCGGCAACGGCCTTGACACCTCAAAGCTGAATGACCAGGTTGTCGATATCGCCCGCATCATTGAGAAATATCAGGAAGCGTCCCGTCTTGATGCGAACCAAGCGGGCGCCAGCATCGGCAAGCTTCCGGGCTACATCGCACGCCAGAGCCACGACAGCGAGAAAATCGGTTCGGCTGGTTTCGATAAGTGGGCGGCCGACATTCTGCCAAGGCTCGATCCGAAGACGTTCGACGGCATCACCAACGAAAAAAGCTTTCTGCATGGCGTGTACGACGGACTGGTCACCGGCGACCACCTCAAATCCCCGAGCGAAGCCAAGCCCAATGGCTTCCGTGGGCCGGCAAACATCGCCAAAAAGATGAGCCAGGAGCGGGTGCTGCACTTCAAGGACGGCGTGGCCTGGCATGAATACAACCAGCTCTACGGTACCGGCAACCTGCGCGAAGCCGTGCTGCGCGGGCTCGACCTGTCCGGACAGAACACCGCACTGATGCGCAAGCTGGGTACCAACCCGGAAGCAAACCTGAACATGGCGATGGACATCATCGCCGAGGACGTGCGCAAGTCTGGCGATCCGGCCGCGCTGGCCAACTTCAATACCGCCCGTGAAACGATGATCAAGAACCGGTTCGCTGAGGTGAGCGGGCAGACCAGGATCCCCGGCAACGCCACGCAGGCGCGGATCGCTGCGAACGTTCGGGCTTGGCAGTCACTGTCAAAGCTCGGCGGCGCGCTGCTCTCCAGCTTCACCGACCTGCCGGTTGCCGCCAGCGAAATGCGTTACCAGGGGAAGAACTTCCTCGGCTCGCTGGGGGAAATGACCGCCGGCCTGGTGAAGGGCAAAGGCAACCTTGAACAGCGTGAAATCCTGTCGAGCTTTGGCGTCTACGCCGACTCGATGCGAGGCGAGATCATGCGCCGCTTCTCCGCCGATGACTCGGTGGGCGGCAAGATGTCGCGCGGGATGTCGCTGTTTTTCAAGCTGAACGGGCTGTCATGGTGGACTGATGCCAACAAGGCCAGCGCGGGCCTGATGATGTCTCACAACCTGGCCCAGAACAAAGGTCGATCCATGGCCAGCATGGACGCCGGCCTGCGCCGCACCCTGTCCCTCTACGATATCGACGCCGGCAAGTGGGATCTGTTGCGCAGCATGGATACCAAGATGGCTGACGGGCGCGATTACCTCACCACTGACGGCATCGCTGATATTCCTGCCGAGAAGATCAGTGCCTATCTGACCGAGCAGGGACGAAAGGTTTCCGACTCGGCCATCCGCGAAACCCGCGCTGGCCTTGAGCGCAGCCTTCGCAGCTACGTCAATGACCGGGTGAGTTACGCGGTGCTTGAACCTGACGCGCGCACTCGATCGATCATGAACCAGGGCACACGCCCGGGCACGATGATGGGTGACCTCAATCGGTTCCTGACCCAGTTCAAGAGCTTCCCGGCCGCGTACATGCAGAAGACGCTCGGCCGAGAGCTGTACGGCCGTGGCTACGCGCCGACGCCACTGGGCGAGGGGTATCGCGGCAGCAAGGATCTGATCTCGGCGCTGCGCAACGGCAACGGGGAAAAGCTCGGCATTGCCCAGTTGCTGCTGTGGACAACCGCGTTCGGTTACCTGTCGATGGCATCGAAGGATATTGCGAAGGGCCGGGAGCCTCGCCCGGTTGACGATCCGAAAACGTGGGTCGCCGCAATGGTTCAGGGCGGTGGTTTCGGGATCTTCGGCGACTTCATGTTTGGAGAGGTCAGCCGCTTCGGTAACAAGCCGCTGGAAACGCTGGCTGGCCCCACGCTGGGCACCGCCGCCAGCGCCGTCGACCTGTGGAGCAAGGTTCGCTCAGGGGATGACGCCGGGTCGTCAGCTTTCCGGCTGGCGCTGGGCAACACACCATTCCTGAACCTTTTCTACACACGCATCGTCATGGACCACCTGTTCCTTTATTCGGTGCAGGAGGCCATGAACCCCGGATCCCTCCGCCGGACCGAGCAGCGCATTCAGAAAGAGAACGGCCAGCAATTCTTGGTCAGGCCTTCACAAAGCTATTCCGACCCGCTGGGCATTGCCCGATAGATGAATCTCCCATTGAGCCCGCCTAGCGCGGGCTTTTTTTTGCCCTTAAAAAGGAGTCACGACAGTGACAGTATCAACGCTTAGCAGCATTGCGGAGTTTTCAACGAATGGGGTCACGACCAACTTCCCGTTCTTCTTCAAGTTCCTGTCGAACGAAGACTTGGTGGTCACTTACATTGACCCCTTGGGAGGCCGCACGATTTTGGTGCTCGGCTCGCAGTACACCGTCAACGGTGCGGGAGAAGAGGGCGGTAGTATTGTTACATCGGTGGCGCTTGCTGGGCCTGGGCAGCTCATTGTTTCTAGGGAAATGGATGCCTATCAGCAAACCAGTCTGCGCAATCAGGGTAAGTTTCTGGCAGAAACCCACGAAGATGTATTCGACAGACTGACCATGCTGGTTCAGCAGGGGTTTTCAATCTTCAGTCGCGCGCTGATGCGCCCCTTCGGGCGGGACTATTTCAACGCCGAGAACCGCAATATCTCGAACCTGAAGGATCCGGTTGCTGATCAGGACGCCGCGACTAAACACTGGTCCAGCGTGTTCTTCGCTGGCCTTATCGGAGCCATTCAAGGCCCGATCAATAACGCGCTGAATATCTTGTTTGTACAGCGCGGGACTGGTTCAGTTGCTCGAGTGGTAAGCGACAAACTGAAAGAGGAGTTATCTCTAGGTGACTTTGGTGGCGGACCGGCCGCGACCAATACAACTGCCCTCAATTCAGCACTTACTGCTGCACGTTCCAGCAAAGACAAACAGATCAGAATTTCCCCCGGCCAAAACGACACCGGTATCGTTTCCAACCCGACAGGCATTCGCCTCTTTGGTGGAGATCTGGTGGAAAAACCAGACGCATCTAACTCATCGACCTGGGACATGCTTAGCAGTAATGCTGATTTCCTGTCCTATCAGCTGGGCAATGAATATCTCTACGCGTTACACAACGAGATCTCAATCCGCGCCACTGTGAAAATCATGATGGTTGGCGATAGCACCGTTGTCGGCGTAGGCAGTACCGCACCATTTACACCGGCCGGAGTCATAAGTGATCGCGGCCTTGACCTTGGACTGGTCGGTGTGGTCGTCAACAACCTGGCTGTCAGCGGAACCGCCTCCCCGCAATGGGATACGGCTCCTATCATTGCCGACACCAGCACTCATTGCCTTATTGTCGGATACGGCACAAATGATCCGGCCGCCGGTGACGAGGTTGCTTTCTTCAACAACATGTCCGCCAAGCTCGCGGCAGTTAGGGCCGCGCGCAATGTCCAGAGCCTGACCATCATCCTGAAGGGCGCCAACAGCACAAACGACTGGGTGAATGGGCGTTCACAGCTTTGGTGTGAACGCATTGCTCCGGTGTATCGCAAGCTGGCACGTCTGTATCAGTGCTATTTCTTCGACACTTACAACTTCCTGCGCGACTCCAAGAACTCTGCCCATCTTTGGATGGATACCCTTCAGTATTCAGGCATTGACACACATATCCACCCAAATAACTTCGGGAACATGTGGATCTGGGGCGAGCTTGCACGAAACATTTTCACCAACGCTATCGGCCAACGAAAGGTTAACAATTATCGGAACGTCG